TTACGATCTATTGAATATATTTCTTGAGGAAACTCTGCTGTAGGATCAGCAGTTGCATTTGTTCCATCAGCAAAATTAACAGCATCGATAAATTTAGCTAATGTTCTTATTCTCGTAACTGTAGCTCCTGTTAAATCATTACCAGTTGTTGTTTCATTTACAGTTAAAAGTATTGATGAAATTAATCCTGTAGCATTACTTATAGTTATTTTTGGTCTTGGCAACTGTCCTTTTTGAAAAGCAAAGCCTGATGCTTGTATAGGAAATCTAAGATATTCATTGCCATCCCAAACTATTTTTCCGTTTGCATTAAGATTACTACCAGAGTGAAATCTATAAATTGTATTTGCACCATGCAATGCAGTTGATAATTGAAGGGTAAATAATTCAATAATCGCTGATGGATTAATAGATTGTAAATTACTGAATACTGCTGAATTTACTGACATTATGATGCTGGTTCAAATACTTCTCGAAAAGTTGCTTGAATTGTTGCTCTGTTATTATATGGTATTGATTTGCTCCAGTTTTCACAAACAAATTCAGAAGATGAACTTTCTCCAGGTGGAGTAAAAGTAAAGCTATCACTATCATTTGCTCTAGCATCTAAAAAAGTTTCTATTTCGTCTGATTCTGTTTCTGAAACATTAAAAGTAAATTGAAAAACTTTTGGATTTTGATGTTGAGCTAATCCAAATAAAATTCTATGCTCATAACCATCAGCAAAACGAACAGTGCGAGTTAATGGTGCAGACCTTTTCTGTTGACCATAAGTAGGTTTAATTGAAGGAAATGTAGCCATTATGCAAGTAATCCTCCTGGTCTTTGTTGCTGTATTATTTCAGATTGTACTGCAACTGAGATAAGACGACCAAGTTCTTTACCTTGATCTTCCTCACCTTCTACATTTGTTCCAGAAGCATCTACGTTTACTACGATACTTGTTGAACCCATTGGACTAACTTGACCACCACTAGCTCCAGGTGTAAACAACTCAGGACCACGTTCTCCAACTATATAAGATTTATTACGTTGTGCATAACCACCATTAGCAAAAGATCCTGCTGGAAAAGTATTTCCATACATTCGATAATCTCTCATGTTCATTGCAGACATATCAAAAGGATTAAAGATACTTCCCAACATTCCTAATAAACCCTGCTGTAACTGATTAGCCATCATTCTTGCAGCCGTATCTAAGAAATGATCTGCAATACGATTTAACATATTTCTAAACGCATCTGATATAGACATTGTTCCTTTAATAATTCCCTTAAATGAATTTTCAAATGAATTTGCCATTGTTTCAGATAGCGTCATAACCATATATATTGGATTACTTAATTTTTTCATTTCATCTTGTAAATCTTTTACCTTATCGTTAATAGCAGAAAAAGCTAAAACTCCTGATTGTCCAAATTGATTATTAGCTTCATTAACAAGACCAAGCATTTGCCTTACTTGTTCTAATGCTTCTTTAAAATCTTTCATTCTTTTATTTCTGCCTTCTTCAAACTCTTTTTGTAATTTATTTGCTCTACCTTCTCCATATCTCGATGGATCACCACCTCCTCTAAACAACAATTCTTCAGCAAAATCTCTAAACCTATCACTAAATTTTATTTGTTTTGCTTGAGCTACAGCAATATCATTTTCTGCTTTTGCTCTAGCTTCTGCTAATGCTAATTCAATAGTTGCACTATCAGTAATTAGATTTTGATTCAATAATTGTGTAGCAACTTCATTGCCTATTTTTGTTCTAGCTTCAAAAATTTGATTAGCTAATTGAGCCTGTCTATTTGCACTAGCTACACTATCAAAAGCTCCAGCATCAGCACCAAAAATTTCTGTTAAAGATGTTGCAATACTTCCCGAACCAAATTGTGCAAATGCTCCTAATACACCAAAAGCCTCTTCTTTTGTAATTTTTAAACGTCTGGCAACTTTATCAATATCTTCTGAAGTAAGTTTAGCACTACCACTTACATCTGAAAAACGAACATTCAAAGCAGCTAAAGACTCATTAAATTTATCATTCTTATCAATAGCAGAACCTATTGCAGTACCAAGAATAGATAATGCAAAACCAAATTGACCACCTATAGCTCCACCAGCAAGTCCACCAAGTCCACCTCCAACTGCTGCTGCACCTGTCTGTCCAAATAATAGCGGAAACGCACCACCAATAATTGCACTACTAGCTGTGCTTCCTATTCTTCTTCTTGTTGCTTTTCTGTTAGCCAATGCTTCATTTTCAGCAAGTTTTCGTGTTGCTTGTGCTTCTTTAATTTTTAACCTTACGTTGTCTCTACCTATCTTTCTTGATTGTTTTCTTTGTTTAACCTGATCTTTTAAATTTTTAGCACTTCGTTTCTCCATTTTTTCTAAGGCTGCACTTAGATCTTTTCTTTCTTGTAGACCTTTCTTTAATCTTTCTTCAATATTTACACTTTTATTTTTTGCTTTTATATCTCTTTCTGTCATTTCTGCTAATTTACTTGTTAAAGCAAATCTTTCTTTTATTATTCTTTCCGACCTGCCTTCAATACTTACACTCTGACCAAATAAACTCTGACCAGGCTCTATTGATGATCTTGGTGGTAATGGAGATCTAGGAGGTAATGGAGAAGATAAAGCAATATTTGATCTAGGGGGTAATCTTGAAAATAAATTAGAAGCAACTGCTTGTCCAGGTCCAATCGGACCGCTATAGGCACTTGCACCTGTAATTGACCTACTAAAAGCAGCGAAAGAATTGCCAGCAGCAGGATTTAATGGCTGCACTGGTCTACGTTGTCTTAATTCCTGATTTCTTCTTATAGATTTTTCAGTAGGACTAATTTTTTTACCTATATTTCCAAAATCATTTAATAATTTGTTTTTAATGCGTAATTCTTTATTTAAAGATCTTTCTGCTTTTACTAAATCTAAAGCTGATTTTTTAAAAGCATCAGTGCCTACTGCTGCTTTGTTGATATTAATTCTTGCATTATTTAATGATTTACTTAAAGTATTTAATGATTTTTCATAAGCGTTTGACGTTTTTCTTATACCTTGATTTAAGCCATCAATTATTACAGATGTTTCTTTTACTTCCTTATTAAATTTTTTAAGTGCCTGTGCATTTTTTATACCAACAGCAATATCTACGTTATAATTAGCCACTTGCTATAAAAAAACTAAAACATTTTCTCTATATTACCTCTTTTTACCTCGTAAAGCATTAGATCGTTGTGCTTGTTCTTTTTGTTTTTCATATTCTTCATGCTCAATCTCTGCATAAGCAGCCCAACCTATCATTTCTTCAATAGTAAGAGTCTGACATAACTCAGCTACAGTTTTATGTAATTCTTTTGCTAACGAAAATAAAAATTGCCAATCTTTATTAGCTTTTTAAATCGGCTTTAGCCTGTTTAACCTCCTTATCAGCACCAGCATTTATCATTGCTATTTGTATTTCTTCAAGAACAGAAACTTCAACCTCTCTTCTAAGAGATGCTTTATCTCCATCTTGAAAAATTCTTTTACCATCTTCATCTAATGCTTTTTCAATCATCATCTGTAAAGCATAATCATTGACATCATCTGATGATTTTTTTTGTATTGATTCTCTTTCGGCAATAGTTAAAGGATGCCAATAAACAGTAAGGATAATTTCATCATTTTGTTTGATGTCATGCTTGTAAAGTTGAGAAACACCAAACTTGTTTCTTAAAAGGTCAACTGCTCTAGTCATAAAATTAGTATACCTACTTTAGTATACTAAGCGTTTGCAGTAAATTGGCAAGATATTAAGCCGAGAAAGTGTGAAGAGTCATCTAATTCAATAGGAGCAGGGCCGACAACATCAAGCACTCTAGGATCACAACTAAAAGTATCACTATAACCAGAAGCATTAACAGAAGTAAGTCCATCAATAACAGCTTCACCTAATTCAGATAACGTAGCACTACCTTTTCCTCTAGGAACATAGATATTACATTGAATTACACCAGAGTAAAAATCCTGTGATGCACCTTGAGTTTGTGTTGTAGCTTGTGCAAAATCAATTGACATAACAATATATTTTTTAGTTTTACCAGGTGTCTTATACACCATATTGTCATAAATCATTTCTACAGTTGGATCAACATCTGCAACTGCATCTGTTACTGCTTTTTCAAAAGCTGCTCGTGTGTTAACTAAAGTCATGGAGTTTCGTAATCAACGAATACAGAACTAGGATCACTAAATCCACCAATACCTCCACCTGTAAATCTAACATTATCAGATTTTTTCCTAACACCAGTACCAAAAGCAGCGATACCTAGTTTTGGTTTTTCAGTAAATACTGTATTTATAAGTCGTCTTAAGTCACCTTGAACATATTGAGGTATTTTGCTTCTTGCAGAAGCTAAAGCTCTGGCTGCATATTGTGACCTATTACCAATAAATACTTTAGAAAAAGGTTTAAAATTTGGTATTTCATCAATAAATCTAGGTTCAATTTTTGCTTGAGGAGATCTTTGACCTTTTCTTGTTGGTTTAATATTGCTCCAAGGTGCAACTGATTCTCTAGGCTCATCAGGTCTAGGTCTTTGTGTACTAGCTGTCCAACTAGAAGCAAAAAATCCAGTATCAACAGGACTATTTTCTTCTGTAGACAAATCAGCAATAACAGCTCTAACTAATTTATTTAGATCTCTTTCTAAATTTCCTTCTAAATCAGGAATAATTTTATCAATATTTCGTGTTGAAACCATCAAAACCTCACCAATAATGTAAACAGATAAGTCTGTCCACCTTGCCTTGTATCTATATTAACTATCTGTCCTACTCTTGTAGATCCAGCATAAGTTAATGTAACTTCATCTTCAAAACTAGGTTGATTATCTCCAAT